TGGTTCTACTGCTAGAACTTCTCTTGGTGTAGCTATTGGAAGTAATGTTCAAGCTTATGATGCAGACCTAACTGCGATAGGTGGTTTAGCAAAAACCGACAGTAATATAATTGTTGGTAATGGATCAACTTGGGTTGCAGAATCTGGTGCTACTGCTAGAACTTCTTTAGGACTAGGCACAGCAAGTAACGTAGAATTCGAAGATACTCAATTAGATTCTTTGGGAGTAGGAACTGCAGCTTCAGGAACAACTGGAGAAATAAGAGCAACTAACGATGTGACTGCTTTCTATTCTTCAGACATTGTACTTAAAGAAAATATTGAAAATATTCCAAATGCATTAGACGCTGTAAAAAAATTAAATGGAGTTTTATTTGATTGGAAAAAATCTTACATAGATCAAAGAGGTGGAGAAGATGGGTATTTTGTAAGAAAAAGAGATGTGGGTGTTATAGCTCAAGAAGTGGAAAAAGTTTTACCAGAAGCAGTTGGTCAAAGACCAGACGGCATTAAAGCAGTTAAGTATGATAGACTGACTTGTTTGTTAATCGAAGCAGTTAAACAATTACAGGATAAAGTTGAAAGCTTAACAAAAAAGGAAAGTTAATAATGGCTGTCCCTACTACAAATACTAAACTTTCAGGTATTCAAACTGAATTTGGTGGATCAAATCCAATAGAAATTTCAGAATATTATTCTGGTGGACCATTAGTTCCTGCTGGATCACCGGCACCTAATGGCCCTATTCCGAGTTCAGGTCAAATTACAATGGGAGATTTTAGAGGAGCTACAAGTGCTACATTTTTAGCAGCATCAGGTGGATCTGTAGCAACAGTTGGAGATTATAAAATTCATACTTTTACAGGAGGGGGACCTTTTAATGTAACCGCTGTAGGTAATGCTGGAGGATCAAATTCTGTAGATTATTTAGTAATAGCAGGTGGAGGCGGTGGTGCAGGATCCCACGGAGGTGGAGGTGGAGCAGGTGGATATAGAGAATCAGTTCCAAATCCAGCAGCTTGGCCGGCAAGTCCAATAGCAAGTTCAGGAGGAGCAATTCCTGTTTCAGTCACTAATTATACAGTAACTGTTGGTGCTGGTGGACCTGGACAAAACACCAATTCACAACCCACTGGAAAAGGAACCAATTCAGTTTTTTCATCAATTACATCTACAGGTGGTGGTAGTATTGGTAAATATAGTGCACCTACACCTGCAACAGAAAATTTTAGAGATGGGGGTTCAGGAGCAGGAGCTTATGTAGGAAATCAAAAGGGAATTGGAAATACTCCTCCAGTAAGTCCATCACAAGGAAATAATGGAACAGTAGGAAATTCAACTAGTGGATTTTATGCGTCTGGTGGCGGAGGCGGCGCAACAGGAATATCTCCAACTAGAGGAGGACCAAGTGTATCTTCTCCAGGTGGAGCAGGAGCAACATCAAGTATTAATAATTCATCAGTAGCAAGAGCTGGCGGAGGTGGCGGTGGAATTTATGCTAGTCCTTCACCTAATGCGGGAGCAGGTGGAGCAGGTGGTGGTGGAGCAGGTGCTGGTGCAGGTGATACTGGTGGAGCTGGTACTGTTAACACTGGTAGCGGTGGCGGAGGTGGCGGTGCGCCAGGTCCACAAATAGGTGGAGCAGGTGGATCAGGTATAGTAATAATAAGATATAAATTTCAATAAATAAATTATGGCACATTTTGCAAAAATATCATCTGAAAATAAAGTTCTTCAAGTATTAGTTATAAATAATAATGATACTTTAGATGCTAACGGTATAGAAAGTGAATCAATAGGAAAACAATTTTTAGAAACACTTAATAATTGGCCTGCAGAAATGTGGGTTCAAACATCTTATAATACTTATCAAAATCAACATGTTAACGGTGGAACACCTTTTAGAGGTAACTATGCAGGTATAGGTATGACTTGGAGCGAAAGTGATCAAATTTTTTGGCCTCCAAAACCATATGCTTCTTGGGTAAAACATAATGCATCAGCTTCTTGGAAATCACCTATTGGTGATGCACCAACTTTAACAGAAGAACAGACTTCACAAAATACAGCACGTACTCATAGATGGGATTATGAATGGAATGAAGAAACAACAACTTGGGATTTGACAAATTTAAAAATATAAATTAGAAATTATGTTGCTATGCAACAAAAATTTTATTTTTTAACTGGTTTTCCAAGAGCAGGAAACACTTTATTATCTACAATACTTAACCAAAATAAAGACATTGCTGCAACAGGTCATTCTTATGTTACTCAAGTTTTTTTTAATTTAGAAATAATTAAAGATGATTCAAAATATAATTATTTTAAAACAGAAGATAATTTAAAAGAATTACAAAAAAACATATTTTTTAATTTTTATAAAAAATGGAAACAAAAATATGTAATAGATAGAGGAGAATGGGCTACTCCTTTTAATTATAATATTTTAAAACAGTATTGTCCTAATAAAATTAAATTAATTTTTCTTGTAAGAGATCCAATTGAAGTAATAAAATCTTTTTTAGATGTAGCTAATAATCACCGTAATTTTTATATAAATCAACAATACAATGACATAGATAAAACCACTTTACATAGAAGTGAAATAGAAGAAAAAATAGAATTAATTACAAAAAAAGGAAGTTTATTTGATTGGTCTTGTATGGCATATAATTTTATTAAAAATAATAAAGATGTACTTTTTATTGATTATAATAGTTTAATAAAAAACCCTAAAGATAATATAAATAAAATTTATAGTTTTTTAGAAATACCAAAATTTAAACACGATTTTAATATTACAAAACAACTTTCAATAAATAATATTATGTATGACGATAGTATTTTAAAAGCCCCTCTGCATACTATTAAAATGGGAAAACTTAAAAAGACAACATACGATCATATAAAAATTCCTAATCATATAGTTGAAAAATATAAAAATTTTATAAGTTGAAAATAATAGTAAATTTGATAGAATAGATTGGGTACTAGAATGATAAAACAAATATTGACAGAACAAGCCTTATATTGTGGAGATATAACAATGCCAAAAGGTTTTAAAATCAATGGTGATCAATTTAGAGCAGATATTTTAGAGTCGCATATTAAAAATAATGATTTTAAATTATCAAAGAATTGGGATAAATTAAATACATATGTACGAGATCACGTTGGTCTTGAGTATGGTTTTAGTTTAGTTAACAAAGAAACGTGGGGAAATTTTTATAACCCTCTTGAAATAACTACTCCTTTATTAAATGTAGATCCTGTAAATTTAAAAAACGCTCCAGACTTTACATTGTTATATGGTGTAAAAGTTAAAAACTGTATGGTCAAAATACACTATGAGGACAACAGACGTAAAGGAAGAAGTTGGGACATAGAACTTATAAATAATATGTTTATTATGTTTCCATCAACTAATATGTATTATATAAATAATAAACAGAGTCAGGGTTTAAATTTTGTACAAACTATAACTTATGAATATACTTAATTATTATTATTATTTTACATCTGCAATACCTCCAAAAATATGTGATGATATAATAAAATATGGATTATCAAAATCAGAATCTGTAGCCAGAACAGGCGGTTATGATAAAGAAAAATTATCAAAAGAAGATATTAAAGATATACAGAAAAAAAGAAATTCTGATTTAGTATGGTTAGATGATACTTGGATATATAAAGAATTACACCCATATATTTTTCAAGCTAATAAAGAGGCAGGTTGGAATTATGAATGGGATAGATCTGAATCCTGTCAGTTTACAAAATATAAAATCAATCAATATTATGATTGGCATTGTGATTCTTGGGATAAACCTTATGAAAAAGAAGGACCTGACAATGGTAAAATTAGAAAGTTATCTATGACTTGTCAGTTAACCGATGGTTCAGAATATGAAGGTGGAGAACTAGAATTTGATTTTAGAAACTATGATCCGCATATGAGAGAAGAAACTAAACATCTGAGACAAGCAAAAGAGATACTTCCTAAAGGATCTATCATTGTTTTCCCATCATTTGTATGGCATAGAGTTAAACCCGTAACGAAAGGAACGAGATATTCATTGGTGATGTGGAACCTAGGATATCCATTTAAATAATGAAAGTTATAATAGTAGGTGGTGGTAGTGCTGGGTGGATGACAGCAGCAACTTTGGAATCTCAATTTCCTAAATATAATATATCTTTAATTGAATCAAAAAATATAAAAACTGTTGGAGTTGGAGAAAGCACTATTCAACAAATTCAACAATGGATGCAGTTACTTAATATTAAAGATAAAGATTTTTTAAAAGAAGTAGATGGATCATATAAATTATCTATTAAATTTACAGATTTTTATAAAAAAGGTGAAGCTTTTCATTATCCATTTAGTTCTCCAGAAATTAATCAAAATTATTCAATATTTAATGATTGGTGGTTTAAAAAATTTATATATCCAAATACACCTAATTCAGATTATGCAGATTGTATTTACCCAACTCAAATGGCTTATGTAAATAAAAATAAATTTAATACTAAATTAAAATATGCTTATCATTTTGATGCTACAAAATTTGGTACATGGCTAAAAGATAAATACTGTAAAAAAATAAAACATATTATTGATGATGTAAAAAGTATAGAACAAAATGAAGAAGGAATTGTTTCTTTAAATAAAAAATATAAAGCAGACCTTTATATTGATTGTACCGGTTTTAAGTCATTGCTTTTAGATAAAACATTAAAAGAACCTTTTGATTCATATACTGATATGCTTCCAAATGATTCTGCCTGGGCCACTAAAATGCAATATACTAATAAAGAAAAACAATTAAAATCTTATACTAATTGTACGGCTATCGAAAATGGTTGGGTATGGAACATACCTTTGTGGTCAAGGATGGGTACAGGTTATGTTTATTCAAGTAAATTTGTAGATGATGATACGGCTTTAAAACAATTTAAAAAACATTTAGGTCAAGAAGATTTAGAATTTAAAAAAATAAAAATGAGAGTGGGTATTCATAATAGATTATGGGTAAAAAATGTAGTTGCAATTGGTTTATCTGCTGGATTTATAGAACCCTTAGAAAGTAATGGTTTATTTACTGTTCATGAGTTTTTAATTAAATTAATTAGAAATTTAAGAAGAGGACCTATATCTCAATGGGATAGAGATAATTTTAACTACGGTTGTAAAAAATTGTTTAAAACTTTTGCGGAATTTGTAGCACTACATTATGCACTATCACATAGAAATGATACAGAATATTGGAAAAATAATTTAAATAAAACATGGTCTCAAGATTTAATTAATTTAAAACAATCACATATATCAGGTTTTCAAGAAGCTGTTTTTTATAGGGAACATAATTTTCACCATGCACACAATGGTGGTTTTCATTCTATTGCTGCGGGTATGAACTGGAGCCCAACTGATCCTTGTTCTTTGAAACATGTTGGTTCTTATGATAAAGAAAATTTTAAAATAATAGCTAAAAATTTAGATGATAGAAAAAATAAAATTATAAAAAAAGTTGTAAAAGAAACTTTTTTATTTACCTATTTAAAAAATAATATATATAATAAAAAATAAAAAGATGTTTAAGAAAAAAAAGTATACAGTTATTCGTCAAGCAATATCAAAAGATCTAGCAGCCTTTGTTGCAAATTATTTTAGTATGCAGAAACAAGTATATGATACTTGTATGCAAGAAAGATACTTTTCACCTTTTGAAAACATTATAGGTCACTACGAAGGTCAAGACCAACAAATTCCACATACATATAGTCAGTATGCAAACATAGCTATGGAAACTTTAATGTTAAAGTGTCAACCTAAAATGGAAAAAGTAACGGGTCTTAAATTATATCCCGCATATACTTATGCAAGAATATATAAAAAAGGAGATGAACTTAAAAGACATAAAGATAGATTTAGTTGTGAGATATCTACCACTATGAATTTAAGTGGAAATGATTGGCCAATATATTTAGAGCCATCCGGAGAAGTAGGTAAAAAAGGAATTAAAGTAGATCTTAAACAAGGAGATATGTTAGTCTATTCTGGCTGTGAGCTAGAGCATTGGAGAAATAAATTTAAAGGCTCGGAATGCATTCAAGTATTTCTTCATTATAATAATCGCAAAACACCGGGTGCAAAAGATAATATGTTTGATAAACGTGCTCATTTAGGACTACCTTCTTTTTTTAAAAGATAGTGTCAATAATTAAAAAATTTGCTGATACTTGTTTAGTTGAAACTAGTTACCCAAATAAACCTGAATCGTGGCATGTACAAGGAATGTTGAAAGATAAGTCTAATCAAATATTTAAATTTGATGTTAGGGGTATGTCTAAAGTAAATGAAAACAGACTAGAAAAACAAGGGAAATTAAACTCTAAGGCTGAAAAAATGGTGTTTGAAACAACTACCCATTGGGTTATATTTGATACTCAAGAAATAAGTAAATACATAGAAAAACACAATATTACAGATCTGTTATTTGAAGATTTGATATCTGAACTAGAATGGAATATAGTACTACCAAAATAATAAAAAGCATATACAATGAGGAATTATGCTACAAAAATTAGGTTTTGCCCCAGGATTTAATAAACAGGTTACCGAAACAGGCGCTGAAGGTCAGTGGTTTGATGGAGATAACGTACGTTTTAGATATGGTTCTCCTGAAAAAATAGGCGGTTGGGAACAGTTAGGTACAGAAAAACTAACCGGTGCTGCAAGAGCCATACATAACTGGGATAACAATGTTGGAATAAAATATTCTGCAATCGGAACCAATAGAATTTTATATGTTTTTTCAGATGGTGAATTCTATGATATCCACCCTATAAGAACTACAATCACTGGCGCAAATTTTACAAGTACAGCAGGATCACCAACAGTTACAATAACTGTTTCATCTAACCATGGTCTGCTAGATAATGATATAGTATTATTTGATGCTGTTTCTGGTTTATCTGGATCTACTTTTACAAACGCTACATTTGAAGATGAGAAATTTATGGTAACTTCTGTACCAAGTAGTACCACTTTTACAATTACAATGGCCACTAACGAAGCCGGTACACCTGTAACTAATGCTGGTTCTGCTTCTGTTCTTTGTTACTATACTGTAGGACCTGCTACACAAAAATCAGGTTTTGGTTGGAGTTCAGGTTTATTTGGTGGTGTAGTAAATGGAGAAGCAACTAGTACTCTTGCAACAGCTTTAACAGATACAACTACCACTAACATAGTTCTAGCTAGTTCAAACGCGTTTCCGGCATCGGGGACCATAAGAATAGGTACAGAAGATATTTCTTACACAGCGAATAACACAGGGACAAATACTTTAAGCGGTGGTGCTAGAGGTGCAAACAGTACAACAAAAGCAACGCATTCATCAGGTGCAACAATTACAAATATTACAGATTACAACGGATGGGGTGAGGCTTCATCGACTACACAGTTTACACTTAACCCTGGTTTATGGGTTCTTGATAATTTTGGTACAAAATTAATTGCTCTTATTTATAACGGGGAATGTTTTGAGTGGGATGGATCAAGTACAAATGCATTGACTACTCGGGCAACAATTATATCTGGAGCACCAACAGCATCACGTCACATGATAGTATCAACTCCAGACAGACATTTAGTTTTTTTTGGAACTGAAACTACCATTGGGGATAAATCTACACAAGATGATATGTTTATAAGATTCTCGGATCAGGAAAATATTAATGAGTACACTATAAGAGCAGAAAATACAGCAGGTTCTCAAAGGCTTGCCGCAGGATCTAAAATTATGTCTGCTATCAAAGGTAGGGATGCTCTTTATGTATGGACCGATACCGCAATATTTTTAATGCAATTTGTAGGTCAACCTTTTACTTTTGCCTTTCAACAAGCAGGGACTAACTGCGGATTGATTGGTAAGAATGCTTGCATCGAAGTTGATGGTTCAGCTTATTGGATGTCAGATAATGGTTTCTTTAACTATGATGGTCAGTTAAGATCGATGCCTTGTCTAGTGGAGGATTTTGTTTATTCAGTAGATCCCGGACTCGGACTCAATAATACAACTAGAGATTTGATTAACGCAGGTATTAATAATCTTTTTGGAGAGATAAGCTGGTTCTATTGTTCAGCTTCGGCTACTTCGGTCGACAGAGCGGTTACTTATAATTATGTAGATTCTACAACTGACAGACCTATTTGGACAACAGGGTCTTTAAATAGATCTGCTTGGGTAGATTCTTCTGTATACGAAAAACCTCATGCAACACTTTATGACCCAGATGATAATGCGTCTTATGATGTTACTGGTAATGTCGACGGAAGTAGTATATACTATCAACACGAAACAGGGACCGATCAAGTTAATGCCGGTAATATTGTTACTGCTGTTAATGCTAACATTCTTTCAGGTGATTTTGATATTACTCAAAAAAGAAGTAACACGGGAGCAACTGTAGGGACTCCTGATCTTAGAGGAGATGGTGAATACATGATGAGAATAAGTAGATTTATACCAGATTTTATAGAACAAACAGGGGATACTGAAGTTAGTTTTACAACAAGAAACTATCCTAATACCGCTGCAACAACTACAAATTTTACATCAACGGAAACTACAAATTTTAAAAGCACTAGACTTAGAGCTAGATCAATTGCATTAAAAGTATCTAATACAGGTTCTGGGAAAAATTGGAAACTCGGTACATTTAGATTAGACATTGCACCAGGAGGAATGAGATAATGGTAGCGTTTTATAATCAAGGAGATCAAAATATATATAAAGATTTTCAATATGTTCCTCAAGAAAAATATAGATTAGGTTTTACAGCCCCTGTTCAAGGTGGAGAACAAAATGCGTCTACACCTTCTTTTGGTATAACAAACACAAATGCTTTTACAAATAGCGGTGGTAACAATTCTTATTCTGGTCCAACTAGTAATTTAATAAATAATTTTAACGCCATTAACCAAGATAAATATATGGATAGTCAAAAAACACCTAATGTAGATATGAATTATAATCAAAAACTACAAGCTAATTTTATGGGGATGCCAAGTTACAGACAACAAGAATTAACTGGTCCAGATTTAGGTGAGTACATAGGAGGACAAGAAATAGGTTATACTCCAGGAGGTGAACTTGGTTTTTCATATGGTACAGAAGTTCCTTTAGAACAAACTATGGCAGGTAAAATACAGTCTGGTTTAGGTAAAGGTAAAGATTTAATTAGTAAAGGTGCAGGAATGGCTTTTAATGCTGCTCTTGGTATACCGGGTTTATCGTATGCACTAGGAAAAATGGATAGATTTAATACCTTACCAGCAATGGATAAAGAATTTATTAACCAAAATAAATATTACACAGGTCCAACAGTATTTGGTGAAAATGCATCAGGATTAGGTAAAGATCCTTACGGGATTAATGTAAGATCTGCTTTGGGAAACTATGGTGCATATGTAGATAAAATGGCTGCAGGTTATAAAGATATAACTGACGAAGAGTTTGAAAAATTATCAAATTTTAAAAAAACAAAAATAGGTTTTTATAGAGAAAAAGCAAAACAAAGAGCTAGAGATTTAGAAATAGCACAATCAGCTGCAGCAGCCGCTAATGACAGAGCCACTAACCAAGGTTTTCAAAGAGCAATGGCACAAGGAAGAGAGTTTTATGATCAATTTGGTAAAGGTGGTCAAGAGGCAAGTCAAACAAGAGAAGAAGCTGGCCCAGGATTTAGTGGTTCAGGTACCGCAGCAGAAATGGGTTCTTTCGCTAAAGGTGGTAGAGCCGGATACTTCTTTGGTGGTAGAGTAAATTTTAAAAACGGAGGACTAGCAGGTTTATTATAATGGCTAAACTTGTACAATCATTAACTAGAGCAGGTAAGGAATACACACAGGTTAACCTGCAGTCATTAGTTAGGGATCTTGACAGTATTATAATAAAATTAAACAGTACGTTTCAAGAAGAAGTAAAACAGGAGATAGAAGCTAAGAGTTTCTTTTTAGAATAATGGCAGTAGTAAACCAATATAAATTTAAGGGTATAGATAACGATACAACTGGTAATGCTTTGGCTCCTTTGGGAGCAGGTAATCCTTTAGTCAATGAGACTGTAATTATTAAATCATTGCTTGTTACATCTGCGTCTACACCTACAGTGACTGTTGCAAACAACAGTATTACAGCAATTAAATCAGCAGCATTGACAGCTGATGTTACAAAAGAATTATTAACTCAACCATTAATAGTAGAAGGTGGTAGTGCCTTTACAGTGCAATCAAGTAACACGGGTTCATTTGACATAGCTATTAGCTACTTAAACATCAAAAAGGAGAAAATAGACTAATGAAAATATATGACGCTAAAGTAGAAGAAACTTACAGACACCTTAAAACCGGTGAGGTTTTTAAGGAGAGAAAAGACTGGGAAGCCAAGGGTTATAAAGCAGAAGAGATGGCACAGGACGTAAAAGTTATCATGCCGCCTCTTGATTTGTCCGCAGAAACAAAGTAAAACAGATAAACTAAGGATAAATTTATGGCAATTTCAAGGATGCAACAACCACAACAAATGCAAGGCGGTTTAGGGGCTTTAGACGCTCCAAGACAGGGTTACTTTTTAGGTAAACTTGTAAAGAAAGCTACGCGTGCTGTTAAAAAAGTTGCTAAGAGTCCACTAGGTAAGATGGCTTTAATCGGTGGTCTTGGTTATTTAGGTGGCGGTATGATGGGTGGTACAGGTGGGCTCTCTAATTTTAGAGCTTTAGGTGCAGGTTTAAAAGGTTTCGGTGGTAGCACACTTGGTAAATTAAAAAGTAGTGAAGGTTTTTTAGGTGGTGTTGGAGACATGTTTAGAAAAGGTGGAGAGTCTGGTAACAAATTTAGTGTAGG